CGCCCCGGCCAGCGTCTGGCCGACCTGCGCCGTGCCAGTGATCGACGGCTTCGCGGTGAAGGCCGGCGCGCACATGAAGCCGCGCGAACGGCGAGCGGAACGGCCCATGGTTAGGCTCCTTTGTTCTTCGGATCGGCAGCCTTTTTGTTGTCCGGAACGGATGCCGCCTTCTGCGCTTCGATCGCCGCTTCGATCTCTTCCTTCGTGCTGCGGGAGGCATAGCCAGCCGGCGGGTAGTTAGCCGCCGGATATCCCGCTGCTACGAATTCAACGACGGTAGGACCATCATCGCGCAAATCGCCGTCGATCGCCTTCGAGGGATCGCTTTCGATCGAATGCTGATCACCTGCCTTCACCTCCGCGGCGCTAGCTTCGCGGACAAGGCCCTTCTTTTCCAACTCCTTGAAGCGAGTGGCGGACATATCCTTCAGGATCATGCCGGCGGTGACCGAACCGTTGTCGCCGTAGTGATCATCCAGAACCATTGCGTTCTTGCCCATGACTTTCTCCTTTCGGGTCATCAGCGCGGGGGGGGGCGCCGATGATCGGAAAGGGGGGCCATCGGAATTCCGATGGCCCCACCTCCGTCAGGTCAGGCGATGACCAGCGAACCCTTCACCAGAGCCGCCGGACGGCGCACGACGAGCGCCAGGCGCTTCTCCGCGCGAACCGTCAGCATGTTCTTGATGAAGTTGTCGCGGTCCTGATCCGAGATGCGCACCTCGGTATCCATGCGGTCGAAGATCTGGCCGGCCAGCTTGAAATTGCCGGTCAGGAAGTTGTTCGCGCCGATGCGCTTGGTCGACACAACCGGGCGGCCCCACAGGACCGGGCCGGCCACGCCCTGCGGATTGGCGAAGATATAGCCGCCGGCCGCGTCCTTGGTCAGTTCGATGTTCGCCCACTGGGTGGGATGGATGACGATACCGTCGGGGGCGAAGTCGGCCAGTTCGACCTGCAGGATGGCGAGGCGCAGGCGGTCGATCTTGGTTTCGCCCGAGATCGAGACGCCCGACGGCTGCGCATATGCGGTCGCCTGGGTGTAGAGGCCATTGAGGTGCTGGCCGGTGCCGTCGCCAAGCAGAAGCTCAGCATCTTCGACGTCATCCAGGCCCCAGCGCAGCTCGCCGTCGATCAGGCTTTCGAGCTGGGGGATATCATCCATGGCCTGGCGCGACACCGGAACCCAGTGGGCGATCGTGCGCACCGGCGCATCGTCCACGTCCCATTCGTAGACGGACTCGGGCTTCTGCGCACCTTCCGCGACAGGCGCGGCGTTGTTGGTGCGGGTCACCTGCTTGGCGAACTCGATCGAGTTGCCGTCGGTGCGGCCGGGCGTCAGCAGATCGCGAACGCGAAGGCCCATGCGGGGGATGCCCACGATGTCGGTCTGGCGATCGGGGCGGATCAGGCCGCCGGCGGAGCCGGCCGCCGTGGTGACCGCCTTGACGCTGAAGCCGATGGTGCCCTTGCAGCCGCCATCGACATAGGCGCGCACTTCGTCATGATTGGCGACTTCGACGCCCAGGCTCTTCAGCGCGGGCTGGTCATCATCGCCGCCGCGGCGCGACTGCGCCAGCTTCTGCGACAGTTCCGTGATCTCGCCGCGCAGGCCTTCCAATTCCGAAAGGGCCTTGTCCGCCTTTTCCTTGGTTTCGGTCGAGACCTTTTCACCGGCCTCGCTCTTCGCCTTGAATTCCTTGGCGAACTCCTTCACCTCGCCGAGCGTTTCGCCCAGCTGCTTCTGGAGGCCCTCCAGCGTCTTGTCATCGTCGCCAGCGGCCTTGCGACCGAACTCAAGCGCACAAGCGCCAGCGGCCAGCGCCGTGGCGGAAGTCAGCATGTTCATGGGAATATCCTTTCAGGCGGACTTCAGCGAGAAGCCGGCCAGGGTGTCCGAGAGGCCCTTAAGGGCCGGGGTGATCGTCATTTCGCGCTCGGACTCCCTCCGGCGCAGGTCGGTAAGGCCATGGCTGACGAGGCCAGCGGCCCGGCTTTTCGAGAAACCTGCCTCCCGCAGGAACTTCTCAAATTCGCGATCGGTGGGCAGTTCGCCGTGGGCGAGCTTGAATTTGACGGCCTCGATGCGCGCGTCATCATTGGCCGGGAACGTGACGAGGCTGATCTCGACAAGGTCGAGCTTGGTCAGGGTGCGGATGCCGGTCTTTTCGTCATAGGACGATTCCCGCACCCAGTAGCCGATGGACAGGCCCGTTACGGTGCGGGCCTTCATGTGGGCATAGGCGCGCTTTTCTGTGTCGCCGGCATCAAGCAGGATCTGTCCTTCGCCGAAAAGGCCGTGATCGTCCTCCTTCAGGTTCGACCATGCGCCGATCGGCTCGCTGCTGCGGTGCTGCCACAACACGGGCACCGGACGGCCCTTCGCCGCCAGTTCGGCCAGGCTCTCGGTGAAGGCCCCCTTGGCGACGATTTCCTGATAGCTGTCGACCACGTCCCAGACGGAACCATAGCCGTTGAACTTGCCGTCTTCCGAGACCGCCTTGATCTCGAAATCGAAGTCGCGGACCTTGAGGGCGCCGCTGTGTTTACGCCCGAAGGCGCGATCAATACGCATCGTCAATCCTCCAGTCGTGGACCGCCATTGTGGTTCATCATCGCCGCTTTCACGCGGGCTTCGATCAGCGCCTCAATATCGCCGTCGTTCACACCCAGCATGCCGAGCAAAGCAGAGCGCAATTGTTGTTCCGAAGACTTTCCGGCGGCCACCGTGCCGAGTTGATCGAGCCGCACCAGATTGGACTGGACGGTCAAATATTCGCCGCCGGGCCGATGATCGAGGTTTTCGCGCGACCGCATTTCGTTGCGATCCATGACTCCGTTTTGCCCAAACGCGGAATAGAGGGCTGCTCGGCCTGCGCTGTCAGCAGCCATGGCCGCCTCCCGATTGAACTCGGGATAGATCAGCTTACGCTCGGCGCGCGGCAACAATTGTTTCTTGGCCGACTGCTCGATCCGGCAGAGCAGCGGGTTGAGGCGAAGCGTCTGCCAGCCGAGCAAAAGCTGCTCGATACCGCTGCCCCACATCGTTTGACCCTTGGCGGCATGTCCGATGAGCACGGGCAACATGCCAAACCACCGGCAGATTTCTTCGACATCCCATCCGCGAGACTCCAGCAACTGGGCGTCCGCCGGGTTCATTTTGATGGGTGCGAACTTGAAATCCTTTTCTAGCGGCACAATCCGCCCCCGCATGGCCTCGCCCACGAAGCTATCGAAGATGGCAATCAGATCGGCCCGCTGTTCCGCATTAAGGCTGGCCGCCCCGGTCTCCATGAAACCCGCCGCTTGCAGCCCGCTGCGAAACGTATCCGCCGCCGTCTTATTGGCAGCCATCGCGCCGCCCAGGGTACGGCGTCCATATTCGATTGCCGAAAGACCGACGTCGCCCCCGAGCGTAATTCCGCGAAGGTGGAATATCTTGTCTGAGGGCAAGATCTCGACCTTACCACGATCCAGATAATGATAGACCCGGCGATTGTTCCGGTCACGATTGACCTGGACCAAATGAGGCGCGAGCGGCGTTAGCGCAGTCACGCGGCTGCCCAGCATCTCCTTTTCCGCATAGGCGTTGCCCCATAAATCCATGGCAGCAACCTGACCTGACCAGAACTCGGCCGGGGTTTGATCTGCGTTCGGTTCTTCATGTAGCAGATCATACAGCCAGTGACCGCTCTCGGACTTGCGGCCGCCACCAGCATTCTTGCTGTAGACGCCGCACCCCATTGATCCGACCAGCTCAGATTTCAGTCCGATACATGCCCATGCGGTCGCGAGGCCGAGCGTCGTTTTCTGATTGACCGTCTGCCCAGCACTGTCGAGCCTGCTACCCAGCGCGATAGCCTGCCGCGAGGGCGCATCTTCTGGCGCGCCACTCAGCTTGCCCGATCCGAACCAGCCAAGTGCGCTGCCTACCCAGTTCCAGCTGGCCATTAGCTCGCCATCGCCTTCATCTGCGCGATGAAGGCATCGATATTGCCACCTTCCGCTTCGGGGTTTGCTTCCAGCAGCTTGGTGGCATTGAAGCCTGCGATCAGCGGATCGATCTTCGCCTTGCCGGCGGATGCTTTTGTGATCAGCACGGCATTACCTTTCTGTTCGGCTTTCGCGTTGCCGACACACCACGCCATCAGGCGCGATCCGTCATGCACTGCCATGTTCAACTTGAGCTTCCGCTCCATCGACCAGACGGCCGACGAAAGTCGAAAGCCTTGCGGAATGGCGACCACCTGCGGGTGGACCAAGCCGATATCTGCGAGTGCATCGACCAGAGCACCAACACCCTGCGGGTCGAGACCGATTGCGCCTTTTTCCGGCAGCAATCCGCTATCTTTGACCTCCTGGATAACCGCGACGATGGCAGCAACGTCCTCTTCCACCATCTGAGCATCGGGATATTCGCTGGCCTCGTTCCAGTCATCGATTGAAGGTCCGCCATTATGGCCGCACAGAATGAGGTCGCCGTCCGCGATGAAATCTCTGAGCTTTGGCGCTTCAGACTTCCGCCGCTTCAGCACCTCGGTCCATGCCCAGGCACGGAACCAATAGAGCCATCGGTTCGTGCTACGCTCCCGTCCCGCGACGCATAGTCCGAACAAGTCATCGAGCCCGCCACCATCAATGCCGACAACTATAACCTCGCATCGCGCCATCAAGGCGCTTAGCGTCAGCGTCGTATCCCCTGCGGCTTCCCAATTTTCTGCACCGCGCCATCGGTCGCGCCGGAGCTTGAGGCCAATTTCGACATTCAAATACTTGGCGAGAACAACCTGCAAGGTCTCCTTCTCGCCATCGTCCTCGTCGATCTCCTCTTCACCAGACGATGCCTTGCGAAGCTTCTTATGGATGAAATCGGCGGTAACTGATCGACCAATACTGGGGTTGGTCACATAGAAATTATCAGGCTTTAGATAGGCCTGATCCTCTAGCATCTGCTGAGGCCACTCAAACATCATGCCGAAACTGGACGGATCATCTATCACGCCGTCACGAACGTCGCGGAAATATTCCAGCTTCTCCTTGAACACGCCCGCCGGCGGCTCGTTGCTATGGGTCGAAAGGTAGATAACGAACCCTTCGGGACGCGATGCAAGGCCGCCCGTGGCTTCCTCCAGCATGTCGCCCGCATTGGCGCGTTTGCCAAAGAGCCACAATTCATCGACCAGCACGAAGCCTGCCTGCGACCCGCCGACCGTGTTGGTGTCGGCCGCAATGACTTTCAGTTCGGCGCGGGTGACCCGATGTCGAATCAATCGCTCATGCGTCACGACTTGCAACAGTTCTGACAGCTTCGGATCGGCGCGCACCATCGCGGCTGCGGGTTTGAAGCTGTTACCGGCGACCTTCTGCGTCGGCGCCAGAATGCTCAACTCAGCGAGCTCACGCCAATTGCGGATCAGCGCCGTCAACATGATGCCTGCGGCGATGGTGGACTTACCATTCTTCTTGCTGATCAGCAGGAAGAAATCACTGATCAGCCTCTGGCCGCGTTTGGCGTCATACGCGCCGAATATGGCTTCGACAAAATCGAAGACGAACTGGTCGCACGCTTCACCGAAGGTTGCCCAGCCTGCCTGGCCATCCGGTCGCGGCACGCCAACCATGCGCAGCGACTTGAACACTTCGAGCGCGGATTGCCCCTCGCCTGGAAACAGGGGCGCAAAGGGCACCAGCGATCGGCGCTCAACTATGCGCTGTTCCCAATCAGGGCAGGCGGTCGACCAGCTGACCATGTCAGTTTAGCTGACTGGGCGCAGGCGGCGGCTCATACAGGCCGCGTACTTCCTGCGCGGCTTGTGCCTCCGCTTCCTTCTTTCCGACCTTGCGAGCTGCTGGGCTGGGCGCTGGTGCCATCGCACGAGCCGTGTCCCGCATTCGCATGCGCTCCATCTGCTTCAGCAGTTCCTTTTCTGCCGAAACGTTACCGGCTGCCGCCAGGTCATTGAGGCGCCCCAACTGCAACATCTCCATCCGGATTTGCGCGTCGTCGCGTTTTGCGACCTCGGAAAAATAATGTTTGCGCAGCGTCGGGACTGACACTCCGATTGCGGTTGCCGCCTGTTTGACAGAGAGACCGCGCGCAAACGCCAACAGAACCCGATTTGAGTTTTCGCGGCTCCACGCATGCTCGGGCCTTCCACGGCCTTCCTGTCGCGACAAAATCGGATCGCCGAACAGATCGCGCTCCGAAATTCCGTCCGCCAAGAAAAAAATCTCCCGATGAGAGGGACGGCGGTGATGGGGCCGCCCGCCTCCTAGACTTTTGACCCACCCCCCCATGTCTCGCCCCGCGCCCGCGCGGCCCGGGCTCGCGCCGTCTTCGCCTGGTGCTCCGAGTTGGTCAGCCATTCGGTGTTGGCAGGATCGAGGTCCGCGCCACCATCCTTGCGCTCGACCTTGTGATCGAGGATCAGCCGCTCGCCGCGCTTCGCCCGAGCCTTAGCCGATGCATAGTCAGGGTCGCGCTTACGATCCCGCACCAACTCGCGCCACGCCGGCGACGAGTAGAAGCCTTCAGCCACCTTAGGCGCAGCGCGCACCTTCGCGGGCATCGAACCGAGCCGGGAGCCAAGGGCTTTCAATCGTCCCATGCGCTGGCTCCGGTTCAGTTCACAAAGTTCATAATGACGATGGCAGCATGAACCGCCGACCGTCGCGCCTCGCCCCACCGCACTAGGCGCCTATCCCCGGGAAGGACCCGAAGGGGGGAGGGCTGGCCCTGTCTCACCCGAAAACGACAACGCCCCGCTGGGCAAGGGCCAAGCGGGGCGTTGTCTAGGTCAGGAGAGGATCGCCTTGAGCCGCCATAGGACTGCCCCGAGCGTAGATAGCTATATGCTCAAACAGGCCGAGAAGTGGACAAACTTAATTGTAAGGTCGCAACTTATACCGTTTGACATGCGTATCATCTTGAAATCACTCGATTAGCTGCCTTTGTGACCAGATACATCGCCCGTTCGTACCGCTTGCGGAGGCCATGCGCGCCCAGCTTGATACCCATCGGCTTGCGCAACCGCATCCACGGGATCCTCTTCTCGCCCTGCGCCAGCGCCCCGATGGCCAGCGCGATCAGCCGGCGATCCTGTTCCTTGGCCGCCAGCACCCAGGCGAAGGCTTCCTCCATCTCGGCAATGTCGCGGCGCGTCGCGGGCAGGGGGCGCAGGGTCGGCGTCTCCATCTCACCGCCGCGTGCATCATAGTCGCCCAGGTTGCGTTCCCGCACGATGTCAGGCCAGCAAGCCTTGACCCGCAGCCAGCCCGCTTCCCGGTCCGAAAGGCGCCGCATCACCAGCACAGCCTGCACTAAACGCTCTTCAACATCGGCAAAGCTCTTTAACCTCCCTTCCTCCCTTTCAAGGGAGGGATCAATGGGAGGATTGATTGTAATGTTATCAGTCACTTGGCTATCCTGTGGGAACATGGGAGGGAAAGTGCGGGTATCTTTGTGCGCGCGCCCGCGCCTGTGTATGTGCGCGCACAACGGAACGACCGGCTAACTGCCTCCCTCACACTCCCATCCTCCCTAAATGGCGGATTACTGTGCTTCCCGGAGGCTATCTATCCTCCCGCGCCGTTGCCGTGGGCGGGAGGAAGGGAGGATCATGGCGGCAAATCATCCTCATCGAACCCTGCATCATGCGGGGCGATGGGGGGCGCTGGTGGCGCTGCATCGCCTCTCGGCGGCTTGCCAGCAGACGGCTTGTCGGGATGACGCGGTGCGGGCAGCGCACGCGTCGTGGGCTTCCCGTCGACGTCGAGGAAGTCCATCGTGTCGAAGCGCGCGACGATATCATGCCACTGCATGCTACTCGCCTTGTTGATCTTGAAGCCCTTGCGTTGCATCTGCGCGTTCAAATATTTGGCGGACCACGCCTTGCCGCTGGAGTTCGTCTGTTGCGCCCATGTCTGCCAAGCCTCGAACAACTTGTGCAGCGCGGCCGACTGTAGCCTGTCGCCTGGCGAGCGGGCGACACACAGGTCGAGGAACATGGCGAGCATGTCATTTTCCTCATGATAGTCGCGCGTCGCCTCAGCGGACGCTTCGGGCATGTTCAGCCCTTCGCTCAGATAAGCCAGGGCACCGCGTATGAGCCGGTTAAGGATGCCATCCGCCTCTGCCTTCAGCTTGTTCTTCAGCTGCTCGTCGCGCTCTTCAGGCGGGATGATGACACCCCATGGGATGACCTGCATGCGCCGGCGGATGCCATGATCTGTCCCGATCCGTGGCAAGGTGTTCGCCATGATCGTGTTGTTGAATGTCGGCGTCATTTCGAACGGGGGCTTCAGCAGCTCACGCACGCCGCCAATCGGCTCGTCCGATGTCAGCGCCTTGACCAGCCCGTCCGAAAACTTGCTGCCATCCTCCGGTTCGTTCGCATAAACCATGCGCCGCCCGGCGAGCGCCGCTAGGTGCGGCGACGGGCCGCCGCCGTTGCGCTTGGTATCGGCATCCATGAAAGTCTCGATGCCCGTCGACCAGGAATAGTCGCCCAGCAGATGCGCGTGCGTTTGCACCCACACGCCCTTGCCGTTCTGTCCCTCGCCGTAGAACACCGCCATCTTCTGCGCATCTGCCAGCCCAAGGCCGCTATAGCCGGCCCAACGGTCGAGGAATTCTCGCATGTCCTCGGCAGGCTGCACCCGCTCGATGAAGGCGTCGAACAGCGGTGACGTGGCCGCCGCGTTATAGGTAGCCCGCGCGATCTTCGTGATGCGATCCTCGCGCAGATGCTCGCGGATGAGGAAGGACGCGGGGTGACCGTCAGCCGGGCGCGCGAACAGGATCGTGCCGTTTTGAACGTTCAGAGCAAGCGGATCGCTATCGAAATCCTCGACACGCGCAGACAATCGCGCTTCCGCCATGCTGTCGATGCAACTGATGTGACCGGCACCTTCCGAAGTCCGGCCCCAAGCCGCCAGTTTGTCGGAAAACAAGACGATGTCGCCATTGCTTTTGATCTGAACGATATAGTCGTGACGCGGACCGTCATGCTTGGTCTGCCGCGCCAATTGTCGCTGTCGGTACCAAAGCAGACTGCGCTTGTTCAGGCGCTTCTTCTCACCTTCATCGAACAGTTGACGGGTATAGTCGTCCTTTTCCTCTTCGCGCTCCGCCTTTATTTCATCGGCGTCTTCATCGTCGATCAGGTCGCCCTGTTCGGGAGGGAATGGAACACCGCTCTCGCGGATGAACTCGGCCTCATCCTGTATCACACGCATCGTCTGCTGGATGCGCCAGCCCAGGAGGGCCATGGCCATATCGCGGTTCCAGCGCTTGCCGTCCCACGCCAGCCAGCCCCAAGCCTCGACATACAGGAAATCCCGGCCATGACGGGCTAGGAACCGCTCCAGATTACCCAGGTCGGTCATGGCCATGGCTGCGCAATCTAGCGCCAGCGCGGCCGCACTTACCCCCTGCGCCCCTTTTTTAGGCCTTTGGTCCCGATTACCTCCCGCGTGGGAGCTTGGCTCGCCATTCCTATCGGAAACGGGGGGAGGGGAGGCGGAAGCGGAGCGGGAGGGACGATGCGGACGCTCCGCGCGCTGGCGCGCGCGCGTCGCGACGTCGGTCAGGTCACGGGGAGTTGCCTCCCCGGCGGTCCAGCCGCTGTTTATCGTGGCGTCGAGCTGCCGATCGT